GCTTCGATGGCCAGTGTGATTGCCATGGCTTTTGATGAAGTCATCATGCCTGAAAACGCCATGATGATGGTGCATAAGCCTTGGGGCGGAACTCTCGGTGATGCCGAAGATATGCGCAAATACGCCGACTTGCTCGATAAGGTTGAAGGCAATTTAGTGGGCGCCTACCAACACAAAACAGGCTTGTCAGAAGATGAACTCCACGCTCTGTTAGCCGCTGAAACTTGGCTAACTGGGCGCGAAGCAGTGGAAAAAGGTTTTGCCAACACCCTCACCGATCCGCTGCAAATGGCGGCATCACTTAATTCAAAACGTCTTAAGGATTTTACTAATATGCCTGAAGCTCTCAAAAACCTGTTTGCACCGCAGGGTAACAGTGCTCCCAACCCACTCGTGCCAGCACCAGCAGCACCTAATGCTCAGTTGCCTGCGCCTACAGCAACACAACCTGATACCACTGCTATTCAAGCGGCTGCGATTGCGTTTAATACTGAGCGTATGAACGGTATCAATGCGGCATTTGCTTTCTTTCCTGAGTTAGCCGAGTTACGTAATCAGTGTATTGCCGATGCCAACATCAATGCTGATAAAGCCAAAGACATGATCTTGGCAAAGCTGGGTGAGAACACCACACCGAGCGCTACATTACCTCGCACGACTATTTATGCGGGTAACGGCAATATCGTTGGTGACTCGATTCGCGCTCAGTTAATGGCGCGTTCCGGCCATGCAAAAGCTGAAGCTAGCAACAACTATTCGAGCTACACCATGCTTGAGTTGGCGCGCGCCTCACTGTTAGATCGCGGTATCGGCTGCGCTGGATTCAACAAAATGGATATGGTCGGCTTAGCCTTTACACACAGCTCAAGCGACTTTGGCAATATCCTGTTAGATGTAGCTAATAAATCAGTGTTAATGGGCTGGGAAACCGCCGAAGAAACCTTCGAGCGTTGGACCAAAAAAGGTCAACTAGGCAACTTTAATATCGCCAAACGTATCGGCCTTGGTGATTTTAATAGCCTGCGCCAAGTACGCGAAGGTGCGGAATACAAGTACGTCACTGTTGGCGACCATGCGCAACAAATCGCACTAGCCACCTATGGTGAGCTGTTCAGCATTACTCGTCAGGCCATCATCAACGACGATATGAGTATGTTGACTGATATCCCAATGAAAATGGGCTTTGCCGCAAAAGGCACCATTGGCGATTTGGTATATGCGGTATTAACCAAAAACCCCGCAATGGCTGATGGAAAAACGTTGTTCCATAATGAACACGGCAACTTAGGTTCCGGTGCGCCAAGTGTGGCGGCCCTCGACGCCAATCGCATGTTAATGCGTAAGCAAAAATCGGGTAATCGCCCCCTGAATATTCGCCCTGAGTTTGTACTGTGCCCAGTGGCGCTTGAAACCACGTTTAACCAGATCATTAAGTCCAGTTCTGTTAAAGGTGCCGATGTGAATTCAGGTATTGCTAACCCAATCCAAAACTTTGCAGAAGTGATTGCTGAGCCTCGTTTAGATGATAACAGCGCGGTTCAGTGGTTCCTTTCTGCGGGTCAAGGCCGCGACACCATTGAGGTGGCTTACCTCGACGGTATTGATACGCCTTACATTGAGCAGCAACAGGGCTTCACTATCGACGGCGTCGCCACCAAAGTGCGTATCGATGCGGGTGTGGCGCCGCTTGATTACCGTGGTTTGGTGAAATCAACAGGCGTGTAAACAGCGCTAAACCGACATAAATGGGCTATCAAACGATAGCCCTTTTTTATTCAGTTTTGTTTTTAAGTAGGAACATCCCTATGAAAAATTATGTACAAGATGGCAAGACCATCAGCTTTACGCCCACCGCCGCAGTTGCCAGTGGTGAAGCGGTATTACTGGTCACATTGTTAGTTGTGGCGATTGGCGCCATTGCTGCAGATACCGAAGGTACAGGTGTAACTGAAGGCGTGTTTGAACTCCCTAAAAAGTCCACAGATGTGCTCGCAGTTGGCGCAGCCGTGTATTGGGACGATACCGCTAACGAAATCACATCACTTGCCACGGGCAATACCTTAGCTGGCAAAGTATGGGCTGCTGCGGCAAATCCATCTACCAGCGTCTGGGTGAAGATCAATGCCTAACGTTGGCAACCACTTTGCCGAACGCGTGCGGGGTAAAATGGTGCGGCTGTTTCAGCGTTTGGCTGATCCGTGCCTTTTTGCCCCAAGCGATGGCTCCGCGCCATTTACTCGCCTGGTGAGTTTGGATGATAACGGCGCTGAAATTGCGGCCTCGTCTAATGAATATGTTCCCGAGCTAATCAGTCGTGCCGAGTTTTTACAGTCTGAAGGGGCGGTAAATTCTGGTGATGAGTTTGCGATAGGTGAGGGCATTAGCGTCCAGCAAGGACGGCTCACCCAAAGGGTAAGCATGGATTCAGTCAGCGTAACCTTTATCTATATTCCGCTTGAGGCCTAGCCAATGGCACGCATAAAGATTGAAGGCATGGAGGCGGTAACAAAGGAACTTAACCGCATTCGTGATGCACAAGCGCCAGCGATTAAACGGGCGATTGAGGACGCAGTTAAGTTTGGTAAAAAGGCAGCGGTTGACGGCATTTTTAATAAATACGGTTTTAACTCAAAAAGCTATGTTGAAAAGTTGTTTAGCTACAGTATCGACCCTAGCAATCTTAAAGGTTATATCAGCGCAAGATATCGCCCAAGCACCTTAACTCGCTTTGCTCGTCCATTGTATCGCACGGGTAAAAACGGCCGATCTAGAACGAACGGGCACATGGTCAGCCCAATACGTAATGAGCCACATTGGTTTAAAGGCACATTTACCTTTATTGGTAAAAATCGCAATTTTTTAATGTATCAGCGTTTGCCCGGGCAAACGTGGCGCACATTTAAACAAGCCAAAGCGGCAGGCAATACATCTATGTATGGCCCTTCAGTTGCGGGTAGTTTTGGTTCAATACAAAAGGATATTGAGCCACCAATTATTAAGCATCTACGCGAACGCTACGGCCACCACGCTAGCAGTTAACTAAGAGGCAACTCCATGATCCAAGCAATCTTAGACCGCCTCGGGCTGGTTGACGGCGCAACTGTACGTGAAGGTTTTTATGTGCAGTCCATTGCCAAAGAAAGCAAATTCATCTTTTTGCAGCCGTATACCGATGCTTTTGATGCTAAAAATGGCATTGATAAATACAAGGATGATCTGGTGTTGCAAGTGATTGCTGGCGTAAAACTCGCTAAAAATCCGCAACCAACCAGTGAGCTAATCAACCTCGTGCGTGCTATCCGAAGTGCATTCTATAAAGATGAACGCTTCCCTGAAAAACCTAGCTGGTTGCCCTCGGTGATCAGCTTTAAAGAGACTGAGCCCTGCAAGTACATCATGCCCGAAGCCCATGAAGAACACGGCCTAGCGGTGTTCACCCTATCCCTTGTTAATACCGTTAAATTTGGAGACTCACTATGAGTGAAATAGTAACCGAAAGTTACATCGGCTCAGCGATCGTCTATATCGATGGCCGTGACTGTGGCAACGTTAGCGGCGTAAAGCTCGCTATCGAGCAAGAAACCAAATCCTTGCCCAACTACCGCGGTGGCGGTGGTTATGCCGATGAAGTCACGTTGATTAAATCCGTAAAATTAAGTGCTACCTTTTACGATTTTAATAACGAAAACTTAGCGTTAGCTATGCGCGGTAAGATTGATGTATTAACTGCAACGCCCGTCGCAGATGAAGACATTATCGCTGTGCTCGATGGCTTAGCGCAAACCGCAAAAATGATTGATACCACTATCGCTCCCGTTGTTAAAAATGAAGCGGGCACGACTACCTATGTGCTTGATGAAGATTATGTTGTCAGTGCAGCGGGTATCCGCGCGTTATCGACTGGCGCCATTACAGCAGGTCAAGCATTAACCATTGGCTACACCAGCCAAGCGGGTAATGCGTTGCAGGCATTAACGGAATCAGGCAAAACGGTCAGTGTGGTTGTTGACGGTATTAACGACTCAACCGGTAAACCGTGGATGCTGAAGTTTTATAAGTGGAAGCCCACACCCACATCAGGCTTAGACTTGATCGGTACCGATTACGGTAGCTTCGATATTGAAGGTGCTGTACTCGCTGACAGCTCAATCGTTGCCACGGGTAAGTCTAAGTTCTTCGTCCGTAGCGCAGCATAAGTCTAAAGATTGTTCCCAATAGCCCACAGCATGTGATCCATGTGCTGTGGGCTTTTATTTTGGTTTGTTAATTCCTATCAATCGGTGATGCCATGAGTTTTAAAGATCAAGAAGTGAATTTAATTATTCAAGGCAAAGATCTGTTTTCTGCTGAGGCCAAAAAGTCTGAGCAAGCGTTGCAGGAGTTGGGGCGCGAAAGCGAAAAGCTCAATGAGCAACTTGATGATTTAAAACGCCAGCAAGAGGCTATTAAGGCGATTGATTCGCTTACTGAGTCTATCAATAAAGGTGAACGCGCCTATGTTGATAACGCCCAAGCGCTCGATAAGTTAAAGCAAGAGCAGAAGCAGGCTAATACAGAGGCAAAAAACCTTGAGAAATCGCAGCAAGATGCGGCTGCCTCAACGGCTAAGCTTGAAACTGAATACAGCCAAACTGCGGCGCAGTTGGCTAGCTATGATAGCCAACTTGCCTCCGCTCGCGCCGAAGTTGAGCGTTTAACCACGACTCAAAATAAAGGTGCACAGGCCAGCCAAGCACAAGCAAAGGCATTATCCGCGGCTAAAACCGATTTGCAGCAGCTTGAAGCGGCCCAAAAAAATACCGCCACCAGTGCGACCAAGTTGGCAAACGAGCTTGAGCAAGAACGTAGCGAATTAACGCGCTTAGGTACCGAAGTTGAAAAGGCTGGCCGTAATAAAGCCGAATATGCACTTAAAGTTAAAACGGCCAGCAATGAGCTAACTAACCTTGGCAGAAGCCTTGGCAGCAATAAAGCGCAATTAGATAAACAGCAAGCTGTGCTGAATAAAGCCGGCATTGATATGGGTAAGCTGGCCGATGCCAGCCAAGAATTAAAAACCAAACAAGCTGGCGCAGAAGCCGCGCTTAAAGGGGTTAACGATAAATTAGCGCAGCACGATAGGTTATTGGTTGAGTCTAAAAACTCGGCCAAGGTCGCCAACGCGCAAACTGACCTCACCACCAAGGCGGTGAGCACGCTGGCTAAGGCTTATGCGGTATTGCTGTCGGCACAGCAGGCGGTGCAAACGGTAAAAAGTGGTGTTGAAAACTACGGTGAGTTAGAAGCCGCTATTACTAAGGTTGAAAAAACCACCAACCTTGCCCGTGATACTGTGGTGAAAATGGCCGATGAGCTTAAAAACCTCAGCGAAAACGTCACCCCTACCAGCACGAATGAGCTGCTGCGCATGGCGGAAGTGGCGGGCCAGTTAGGCACTAAATCGACTGAAGATATTCTCAGCTTGGTGGCTGCGGCTGATGCGTTGGGGTTATCAACCAACTTAGCCGGCGATGAAGCGGCAACCATGCTGGCCAGAATTTTAGGGATGACTCAAGAAGGTATCCCTGAGATCCACAATTTATCCTCGGCTGTGGTAGCGCTTGGTAACGACTTTGCGATTACCGAAGCTGATATTGTGCAGATGACCAAGGAGATTGTTTCTGGTACCCGTGAAATTAACTTGGGCTCTGCCGCAGCTGCGGCGTTTGGTACTACGCTGGCAGAGTTAGGTCAACCAGCTGAACGTTCGCGAACGGCTATGCAACGCCTTGGCGCTGAGATTAACGAAGCAAGCAAAAAAGGCGGTGATTCACTTGAGCGATTAACTAAGATTACCGGACTAACCGCTAAGCAGATTGAGCAAGATCTCGGTGATGCGCCTGAAAAGGTATTAGTTAAATTCCTTGAAGGCTTACAAAGGGTTAAGGCCGAAGGCGGATTAGTCTCTGATGCCCTTAAATCGATGGGCATTGATGGCACCGAGGCGACAGGCGTTCTCAGTGTATTAGCGGATGGTACAGATCGTCTAAAAGTTGCATTAGAGCTAAGCAATAAAGCCTATGCTGCTGGCGATTACCACATGAAGGAAGCGATTAAAGCTTATGCTGATCAAGAGTCAGCAATCGGTCGCTTACAAAACAAATTCCACGGT